GCAAAGGACTTATTAGATACGCAAAGAGGACAGATATTTATTGCTGAACACTTATTCGGCAAACCAAAAGAAACTATTGACCAAAATGTAAGTATAAATTCATTTGAGTTAAAAGATATAATTAAATTTAAAGAGTAATGGAAATAATAGGATTACTTTTTTTAAGTCTGTGTTTATGTGCATTAATATTTAAAGATTTTGATAACACTAAATAAAAAATATGCACCATTATTTGAAAACGACACAAGGTATTTTATAATAACAGGTGGTCGTGGTTCGAGTAAGTCGTTTGGGGTTGGTACTTTTACCAACCTTTTATCGTTTGAGCAAGGACATAAGATATTGTTTACACGTCAGACTATGACGAGTGCGCACCTTTCAATCATTCCAGAGTTTCAAGAGAAAATAGACTTAATGGAACTTAACAACTTCTTTGAGGTTAATAAATCCGAAATTAAAAACAATCAAAGCAAAAGCGAAATAATATTTAGAGGTATTAAAACAAGTAGTGGAGACCAAACCGCAAATTTGAAGTCGTTACAGGGTGTTACTACTTGGATACTTGATGAGGCGGAGGAGTTAATGGACGAGTTAACATTTGATAAAATTAATTTATCGATTAGGCAAAAAGGAAAACAAAACCGCATAATACTTATTTTAAACCCTGCAACAAAAGAACATTGGATTTACAAACGTTTCTTTGAAGATAAAGGAGTGCAGGAGGGATTTAACGGAATTAAAGACGATGTTACCTACATTCATACAACTTATTTAGATAACATTGATAACTTAGATATTTCATTTATAAATGAAGTTGAGCGCATTAAAGAAACAAATCCAAATAAATACAAACATCAAATTTTAGGAGGTTGGCTAAACAAAGCAGAGGGCGTTGTATTTGATAATTGGCGCATTGGTGAGTTTGTAAATACAGGTTATAAATATTTCGGTCAAGATTTCGGATTTAGTGTCGACCCTACAACGTTAGTAGAGTGCTCAATTGACAAACCTAACAAACGAATTTACGTTAATGAATGTCTTTATAAGTCTGGGTTGAAAACGTCGCAAATAGCAACCGAAAACAAACGTTATGCAGATAGAACTTTAATCATTGCAGATAGTGCCGAGCCACGTTTAATTGAAGAGTTAAAACAACAAGGAAATAATATCAAAGGAATATCGAAACCTTTAATTATTGATAGGGTTGCGCTCCTGCAGGATTGGGAAATAATAGTTACACCCGAAAGTAAAAATATAATCAAAGAATTAAACAACTACGTTTGGCACGATAGAAAGAGTAACACACCTATTGATGACTATAATCATACACTCGACCCTATTGGATATGTTTTGTGGGAAGTGATAGGAATACCAAACAAAGGAAAATATTTTGTCTATTAGTCAAAAAATAATCAATAAATTTCGTTATATAATTATGAGAATAGAAGTACCAACAGATTTAAGTCAGATAACAATAGGGCAGTTTCTTAAATGGAAACACGCCTCTGAAAATAGTAGTGAGGAGTTTTTACCTTTCTTGCTAATATCTATATTTTGTAACATCGAGTTAAACGAAGTTATAAAGATACCAAAGAAACAATTTGATGAGATTATATTTACAATCGGACAAGCATTGGAGCAAGAACCAAAGCACGAGTTAAGATTTACAATGAATGGTGTTGAATACGGATTTTTGCCAAACATTGACGAGATTAAAACAGGTGAGTACATCGATTTGGACACATACATTAATACGGAACCATTAAAAGCAATGATGGTTATGTATAGACCGATTAAAGGTAAGTTTAAAGTACCAAAGATTTTGCGTAGGTTTTGCAAAGAAAACGTATTATACAACATTGAAGATTACAAAGGTACTGAAGGATTTGAGATTATGAACGATGCACCTGCCTCAATATTTTTAGGAGCAAAGGTTTTTTTTTACAATTTAAGCAACGAATTACTGAAGTGTTTGCCGAACTATTTGGACAGAGTAACGACAACGGAGGAGAAAACTATTATGGAGAAAAATGGGGTTGGTATATCTCAATTGATGCAGTCGCTCAAGGAGATTACTTCAAACACCAGCAAGTATATGAACTATCAATATTCCAATTCTTAACGCATTTAGAGTTTTTAAAAGATAAAGCTAAAGAGGAAGTAAGACAAATTAAAAAGAAATGAGAAACGCAGTAAGCAGTTGTTTAGAGTTGTTAGTAGGTTATTTGGATGATGACGTTGATGTTAATACTATAACTATATTCAATGATGAAACAGATATAGATTTCGATAAAAAAAACATTTACAATTTAGTTAATATCAATATTGTTTCAGCAAACTTTGAATTAAAGCAAATAGGATTTGAAATATTATTTATCACTCAAAGAGACGATGTTAAAACAACGATAACAAATAAGTTATTAGGGAATGATAACCGAGTAGATAATATTCAAGTCGCTCATTCTGTTTTAAATAATTTAGTAAAGAAGTTAAGACTATTAAATAACGATAACGATATTGAATTTGTAAGTGCAACCGAGCCACAAATATTTTTTAAAGCATACACTAACGGAATGGATGGAATGACAATAGATGTTGTTTTAAATTATCCAGATAACGATACAAATGTTTGTTGTGATGGATGCTAATGATGAACTAAATAAAACACTATCTAAATTTGTTAAGTACGTTGTTACGCAAAGTAAAAGCAACTTAACGAGACAAGATAAGAACGTAAACAAACGTCTTTACAATTCTATTAAAGGCGATTTCTTTACAGGTAAAAACTCTTTAGGTTTATACTTTGAAATGGAGGAGTACGGAGAGTTTCAAGATAAAGGGGTTAAAGGTAAAAGTTCAAGTGCTAAAGCTCCAAATAGTCCGTTTAGGTTTGGAAGTGGTACAGGTAAAAAGGGCGGTTTAACGAGTGGGATTTTAGATTGGGTACGTGCAAGACGTTTCCAATTTAAAGATAGAAATACTAACAGATTTATGAGTTACGAAAGTACCGCATATTTAATTACAAGAAGTATTTACCAAAAAGGAATTAAACCAAGTAGATTTTTTAGTAAACCATTTGAAGTAGGATTTGAAAAGTTACCAAATGATGTTGTTGAAAGTTACGGATTAGATTTAGAAAAATTAATGAAACAAAGTTTAAAAGTATGAATATTATACCTTGTAGGTCAGATTATATTATAACGTGTGATGCAGACGCAACACAAATAGCAACCAAAATAGAATTATTTATTTGGAAGTTTGGAGACACCGAACCTGCAACGCCTACGAAAGTAATTGAGAAAACTTCTTATAGTCCAACGCAATACATTAATTATTATAATATTAGTCCATTTGTTGCGGATTACTTGAAAGCGTTTTCACTTGAGAATATGGCGGTTAACGTAAAAATAGTTAAATATTATAAGTTAGTTACGGATTGGATATTAGATGAAACTATAGAAGATATTGGAGTTTATGGAGTTAATGCACAAGGGATTAGTATTTATGGTTTATTATATAATGCTCCTTATTTAAACTATTTTTACCCAACAGATTTTATAGTAGAGGATTTTCTAATTCCTACTATTGATATTATTTTTGATTTCGATGCATCAACAACTTTAAGGGTAATTTATTCAAGTAATTTAGGAACTGAAACAATAGACTACACAGGTACAGGATTAGAATATTTAAGAGTTCCTTTAACAATAGATAATGCTTTTTTTGTTGATGGCAATAGTGTTGAGTTAGAATTATTCGATGGAACTAATTTTGTTTTGTTTCAATTAATCGAGGGTATAACTCCAATTTGCGAACCGAAGTATGAACCTTATGTAGTTGACTATATAAACTTTTACGGAGGTATGTCAAAGTTTACTTTCTTTAAAAAGAATACTAAAACTTGGGAGGTAAAAGGGAATGAATTTCAAATGTCGAATGTTTACCCTGCAACCAAAACAGAATTAAAAGTATTCAATAAAAATGGGCGTGATACTATCAAATTAAATACAGGATGGATTAACGAAAGTTATGTAAATAATATTAAGGAATTAACATTAAGCGAGAATTTGTATTTGTTAGGAAGTACCAACGGAGACGGAGGTAGGGTAAAATTAAAAACATCATCATTTGAAACTAAAACGCATCTAAATAATAAAATGATTAACTACGAAATGGAGTTTGAATTTGTAAGCGAAATAATCTAATGCAATCAGTAGAAATATACATAAAAGTAAACGACGAATATAAAAGAATTGATTTGTTTAAAGACGAAACAATTACTTTAAATTCCTCAATACAAAATATTAATGATTTGTCAAAAGTCTTTACAGATTTTTCGCAAAGTTTCACTATTCCTGCATCAAAAGAAAACCAAATCATTTTTAATTATTGGAATGAAAATGCAGTTAATGATGGTTTTGATCATAGGATTAGATATGATGCTTTAATCGAAATTAATACTATACCTTTCAGACGTGGTAAAATACAAATCGAAAAGGCAAATGAAAAAAATAATCAATTAGAAAGTTTTACGATTACTTTTTATGGTAACACAAGACAGATAAAAGACTTGTTTAAAGAAGATGAGTTAAACACTTTAGATTATTCAAGTTTAAACCATACTTATAACTATGCT